AATAATATTAGAGGCTGCTAAATTATGAGCCGGTGCAAAAGTGAATAGGATTCTACCAGTATGAAAATCAGTCTTTCTAATAAAGAACCGATATTTCAAAGAACCTCTCCAATAGGAAAAACTTGTGGCGACGTAACCACAAGGTGCAAATATATATGCTGTAACCGCAGAACCAACAGATGGTGTAACTGTCAAACTTCGAAAAGTAAGAGTAGGACCAACTCGTATATTCAAAATCTCATTACCATAGACGTTGGATGTAGTCCATGTGTAGCTTTGAATATAACTGGGTATTTGGCATATATATTGCAAGGACATCTCATCTATATCCATACCAGCAAAACCTGGTAAATGGGCAATCTTATTACCAACCGTAAGAGCTAAACTATCACTAGTATCGTTAGTGTCGCAATTATTCTGGTGTGGCAGAGATTTGGGCACAACTGCTATTCTACTTTCAGTTGAAACCGTGGATGAGAATCCAAATGCGCTTGCTGCCTTTGAAGCAGCTGCAAGGAACCAAGATGTAGGGTAAGCCACTGAACTTAACATAGGTATGTTAGTAGCCACTTCTTGAAAAGCTCGGGAAAAAGTACTTAATGGAGTACTTAACATTCCACCGGGATCTTCACGATCTTGGAAAGCGACCTTGCGACCCTTTGTCTTAGAACTAGCGGTCATTCCAGACATAGCCGTTGGATAGAAGAACTCAACGTCTTCAAACCAACACCAGCAAATGCCTTTAATGTCGCCACCAGTTAATTGTGCATAGACATCAACATAAACTGTAGCCCAATCAATGGGCGCAGTCCTGTTGTAGAATAACTCTGGGGAAGTGAATGGAACTCTAATTTCTACTTCATCCAATTCCGCAATGTTATATCTAACAGAAGGTAATTGACTCTTGTATGCTATGTTTGATTGAACAAGTGCTTTTCTAATCGTAGAAACATGACTAGAAGCAGGCATAACTGATACGAGAGCAATACCAGCCTGAAATCTTTGACAATTAAGCTGAATTTTAAAACAAAGGGTACCTTTAAAACCAAGGAATCCGATAAGTTTATCACCCCATGGGGTGCCGGGATTAAACATTCCTCCTGGCACAGACATAGTGAAAATATTATCACCTATGACTTGTGCTGTAGTCCAAGAAATATTACCACTAGGGCATATTATAGGACGGGAAAGAAAGTCTCTTATCCCATGAGCAGTATTATCAGAATTCATAGGAGTTAAAGGATTTTTAAATGACCGGCTTGCAAAATCCACCCTGTCAACAGAGGTGGAAACTGCGTCTATTAATAAGTTATTTTTTACAATGGTGAAATTGTCTTCTCTATTTTCTATATCATTATTTGAATTATTATCAGTTGCAGCAGGTCTATGACAGATGGGTGTTGACCTGAACATCCCACCTGGCTCTAAGGGTCCCTGGATTTATTTAAAGACACATCCTGGAAATTAAATTTAAATAAATAATGTCTATATACATGGCGCGCATTACCGCCCCCTTTAGCGCCTTAGAGTCTATTTTGTATGGGGGCGGCACGATCGTGCCTAGTATCGCAATTCCTCGCCCAGGGTTATTTCCCGGGCTAGGAGGTGGTCAGTCACCTTGGGAAGGAAATCATATTCCTTAATCCAAGTATCCCTGTATGTGCGAATACAGAGTTCAAACTTTTCCTTGTCATGAAGACTAGCTTCACGCAGGAAACTTTGGGACGCACTAATGACGACCCCTTTCATGTCGATATTCTTTCTTAAGAAATACAACATTTGTCTTACAACATTCCAATCTAAAGGTGCAATGAACCTTTTGAAATGAGTATCCCATACAAATGATCTCTTCAAGAAAGAAATATCTTTAATGGACTTAAAAGTATCAGACAAAGTCCCTGTCTTTTGAGCATCAGTGTATTCCATACCGATAGTAGATATAAATTCCGCGAATTTAATGCAATTAAATTTATCTCTAAAATCTTTATGAACACTAATGACATTGTCATCTCCATAAACAATATACCTTATTGCCTCTTTAAAAAGCTTCAATGCGGCATAATTTCTGTCCATAGCGGTGACAAATCCCATTCTGATCAGACAGGCATTGTAGATAGAATTAACGATCGTGGTAAGAGGATGTCCAGATGGTAAAGATTTAACCCATTGGTAAACTTTATCACCACAGATGTGAGTACTGGAGTAAATGTCCATGAAGAAAACTCTTCTAACATTCGCCCATTCCTCACCATCATCATACCATTCATTAATTCCTTCACATATTTCATCACCAACTTGTTTGTTTTGATTAGTGTCATATCCACCATAATCTCCATCAAACATTTTGTTAGAAACTTCATGAAGTTTATCAACAATGGAAGACCACTCTTTCGAGTAGGCATTAACTCCAACTGCTATACGATTAGCTACCCTATTTTTCATAACCCATTGTGTGAATCGCATAAATACCATTCTACAGGCTATTAAATAGGCTAATGGAGCAGCTGAAATTAATCTGGTTTTACCAGCTTCAACTTTCTCTATAGGTCGTGTCTCATCCTTGAGACAATCCATAAAAACGACAGAAGGTCTTATACCCTTCTTTGCATCGCTTATTATCTTTTCGACCTCTAATTTAAGTTCCTTGCACTTCTCTGTGCTAAAGTCGTAGTCTCCTTCACTACCGAACCATGCCTTCTTACCTCTGAGAGGTGAATCTTTGGTTCTTACTTTAGGCCAACCGGCAGAAGTGCCCCTAGGCAATCCATTGATGAATTCTTCACCATGGATTCCTTCAACCGCCTGCTCAAAGGTAAGAATTTCCCTTGGTACATCATGTTTACTTTCTAAAATCATATCATTAAAAGTATCCTTGACGCAAAGTTTCACAAGTTTTGTATCCATAAAAGCTTGTGAACCACTGTACTTCAGTACAGCTCTCCTCATAGGGTCAATTCTCTCCCCATCCTTGGTCTTAAAAGGATGTAAATGGGCAGGTTTAATAGTAGCTTCACCCATCTTGCCATAAAAGTCATCCATCTGAACCAGCTCAGATTTAGTGGGAACATTTAATGCAAGACCAGGCTTAGCCTTGGCTACTACTGGGAACTCACCAAATAATAAGGTATTGTCACACTCTTCCATATGTTTAGCATCAAACACTGGACCTTGAGTATGAATCTTATCAAATTTGGCTAAGGCAGACGAGATGTGTTCTCGTGTTATGCAAGACGCGTAACCTTTTGCGGCCATTGAAGGCATCCATGCGCTGGAGCCAGCGACATGAATACCTAAAATAACGCCTTCAACCATAGAACTATTATCGTGAATTAGGAGCGATCCACAGTCACCACTTTTGCTATTTGCATAATAATAAAAAGCAGAATCTGTTTCATGTTCTTCATCTGTAGAATCATAGTATCTAATGGGTTGAGCGCATTTAGTTGCACGAACTTCTTGCTTAACAACGACGCCATCCCAACACGAATCGACACCATATAGGGTGCTCTTGGCATCTATAATCTTGTCCAAAACGTGTTTTGGTACAAAATGTTTCTCTATATTAGGAAACAATGCTGCACCTGCGTCTAGGTCTAAAAGACACATATCCCTACGTGGTATATCAACTCTCTTTTTAGCCATGAACTGTCCAACAGTTAATGTTCTAAAGAGTGTACCACCAACTCTATATAGGTCAATAACTTCATACTTATATAATTCATCTTCATTTAACTTTGATTGTAAAATTGTAAAGTAATGACGTGGAAGCATGCAAATATTACCGGAAATTCCGATAACAATGCCTGATTTATCAACTTCATCCTCACAATTAGGCAAAGATAAAATGAGAGAATTTTTATGTAAAAGTTTTTCACCTATACGGACAGAGCCTAAATCAGCTGATTCAGTGTAACCAGCTGTCTCAAACTCACGGACGTGTCTTTGTTTTTTGAGGGAACCACCCTTCTTCCGTGTATTCTTAGGATTACTATGAGCCTCATTACTACAGGTAAGAGCTATAATTATTCTAAAAATAACATTCATACCTAACCAACCAGAGAACAAGAATAAAATTGGATGTTTCTTGCTAAAATCTTCAACATTCTTCAAAACACCAGTAACGGTGTTAGTAAAAGATGCAAAAATTTTAGAAGATTTAATCTTCATGAACTCAAAATCTCGCTTCACTATAGACGTGACATACGACGCCATGTCTTTGAAGCTAGATTGTTTCTTCTGGTACATAGATACAACGGAAGTTAAGAACGCTGAAAAATACTCATCATATAAATATTCCCAAGTGGAATTTAATTTCTGAGTTTCAACCAATACGAAATGTGAATACAAATCCTTAAATTGTTGAACCGTGAAATAGGAACTAAACTTGGTGTATAAACGATGAAGCACGCTTGTCGTTCTAACGGGTGTTTCCTCTATCTCGATGGGACCTAAATCCGCCGAGAAACCCTCCACGATCTCATCAGATTCCTCAGATAACCTCTCTCTTATGGAGTTATCCAAGATAACATCACAACCTTTATTAATATCCTCAAAAGAATCAACTTTACTTAGGAATGTGCCAGCACATATCCCAACAAAAGTGTCAAAGTCAACAGTTTGGACTACGCGCCCACCACTGTGTTCGTTAACACCTTCAATAATGTTGATTTTCCAAGCATCCTTAGAAAAAGTTGCGGTGTTTTTAATCTTTAGATCGGGACACCCTTCCCTTTTATATCCATATATGTAATTGCCATTCTCGTCTGTGGCATCATTGACTACAACATCAACTATGTAATCAAAACGACGTATTAAAGCTTCACGACTTTTAATACTAGCCACAGTTTGGAAGTTAGTTTCATTAGTAGTACAAAATATAACTTTGCTCTTAAAAACATTACTTCCTTTATCCTCCAAAGAGGCCATGTGCAATACATATGGAAACCTATTGGTACATCTAATAAGTGACATATATTCGTTATCGGGATCTCCAGCAATGTCATAACATTGTGCAAAATCATCCATAACAGTAACATATTGCCCCTTATATCCGTCCCAATATTTGGTTTCTGGAGTTCTTGTGTAAATATACTGATCAAGATTTGATTTAAGACCTGGTAATTCTTCTCTTGGAAGCAACCTCGCCAACAAAGCGGCAAGGAAAGGTTTACTAAGAGTAGATTTACCAACACCAGATTGACCTCTAAACAATAAAGTTAAAGGTTCAACCCTGCTAAAATCAGCTCTGATAGTAGATTGTTCAAAAGGTCGACGTATTTTATCAAGCATATTAAGAAAAGTCTTAACTTGAGTTGAAACATGTCTAGTTTCAGAACCATATTTACCATGAACTAAAAGGGATAACCCATCTCTCTGCAAGCTAGTAATTTTATCAAAATTGAATAAATTAACATCTAATTTACCTTCATTATGAAGATTAATCAAGTTAACACATTCTGCCATAAAATCTTTAACTTTAGGGAAATGGGATGATTCGCTTGGGACATGGAAAGTGCCATATAATTGCTCCTTAACATATCCGAAGACTGCGGTACAGACATCTATCAAACTATTAAGTACTTTACTCAAGCCATCAGTGGCTTTAGGTAAAGATCCCAAAATAGAGATTATATCTTTCATACCAAACTTGGGGTTTCTAACACCCGCCACATATTGTGTGGCCCCAAGTATGAGTGTGATAATCTGTTCCCATGGGACATCTGAACCTGACTGAGCATAGACTCGTTCAGATCGGAACAGGAAGTCAAAAAGGGAAGCTACTTCCTTAGGTACAAACACGAGTACTGGTAGCAACATAGCGGACACGCGTTGTAAGGGCTCATAATCATTTGAAAAATAAGCTCTAAGGAAGATGTAAGTGCCAAATCCAGCACTTAACAATAAGATAGCTTTATGCCAATTTTCTTTCACGTAATCCATGAAAGAAGCAGCAGCATCTGTGGCCCCATTGACTTTGCCCAAAAGTTCTCGTATATCTTCCAATATATCGGAACCCGGTACAATAGAACTGACGGCAGATGAAAATAAAGAATACATTTGTGATGTATTCAACATAGCATCTAAGATACGTTTAGCTAATTCTCTAACTTCCTGAGAATATAGGAAAACTTCTCCATCATCAAACTTATGTACCTTAACAGGGACTTTGATTTCCACTTTACTACCATCACGATCAAAGGTAATAGGAGTGACATATTCATAACAATCATCATCACCGTAAACCAAACTCAACTCGTCTTTTACGACAGAGGCTATGGAGAAATGTGATGATACTTGTCCGAAGACATCTTCTAATCCAAGTGGAAGGATTATATTTTCATACCAGGAGTTAAGGTCAGAAAAGAAATCTTGCTTCAAACACAAAGTGCTACTGAGATGCATATTTCTATTGTGCTCAACCTTATTAACATATGGTGCAAAAGATACCTTGTAGCATATAAGCGGTATAAATTGACACATACATTCGGAATGGCATCCGGGTATGACTTCACCTTTAGTACAGAGTGTAATCTGATCATCGAAAAGGTGGAATATAATGGACGAGTTCTTAGGTGCAAATGCCAAATCTTTGCTCTTTGTCGAACTAATATTTATTCTGCTAGTGTAATGTTTTATTCCGAACATCACATGATCTCCGCAGATCGAAGAGACCACTTTAGAAACGATTGGAAACGAATTAGGTTTCCTCACAATGTACGACACAGGGTCGTTCATCAGTAGTAGCTCAAGTAGGTAATTGGAACCCACCGAAGCTAGAGTCCCAGTAAAAAGTAATTCTGTCTTGCGACGGAATGCCTCTACTGAGAATACTTTCCCATTCAAAATGTCAGAAAGTTTGGACTTAAAACTAAAAATGGAAAAATTCAAATTACCAATTTGCTGTACTGACAAACTAGACGAACTGAATTCCGGCTCAAAGTCAAAGTCTGAAGAGAGGGAAGTGTGCATTTTGCGTGAGAACTTGACTTCAGATCTTTTCTTTGAAAACCGCTCGAAATTGGAGGTAATATTACCCTGAGACTGTATTGAAGTGAGAACTTGAGACGTGAGAACTTTGGAAGGGTCAGTGTGCTTTACGCGTGAGAACTGCTCCGAGGTAAGTGTGTCCATGGTGAGTGTTTCGCCACAGTCCCGTACGGGAACGTTAACTAATTTAATTTGTTTACTTTGTTTAGT